TGGGATTTGGTATTCCCGGTGAATTGATCGTTGACGGACCACAAAGAGCTGAATCTTTAATTCTTGACGCTGATGGCGGTACTATTGGCTTGGCATTTACCAAGTCCAATACTACTAACGTAGCTACTCAAGGCGGTGCTATTGTTGATGGTACTAATGTGTTTGCTGGTATTTTGGTTAATCCAAAATCCTACGCTTCCTTTGGTGCTGTTGGTGGTGCTCCACTAGACCCAACATTATTCCTGCCTGCTTATTCTCAAGGCGAATTCTTGACAATGGGTACTATCGTTGTAACTCTACAAGACGGTGGCAACATCGGTGACTGGATTTACTATAGCGATACAACAGGACTTTTATATGCTACAGCTCCAAATGCAACTCCAACTGTAGGCTATACAAGAGTTCCTAATGCGGTTCTTTACCGTTACCCAACAACTGCAACTGGCTTAACAGCTATTCGCATCACAGAATAAGGACTGAAAAATGAACAAATCTATTGAACGTAGCTCCATTGCTCCTCGTCAAGTCGGACAAGTAAAAATGTCTGCTGAAGACGTTGCAGATTATGCGGCTCTAAGCGAAATCGGTATCAACCTTCCAACAAACCAAGTAGTTAAAATGGCGGCTTGGGCGATGGATACTTCCAATCAAGCTGATGTAACTTCCCCATCAATGACCACTCCAGTTCAGTTTTTACAGAATTGGTTGCCCGGCTTTGTTAAGGTAATTACTGCGGCTCGTAAGATTGATGAACTCGTTGGTATCACTACAACTGGCTCATGGGAAGATGAAGAAATCGTACAAGGTATCTTAGAACCAATCGGTAATGCTGTTCCTTATGGTGACTATACCAATGTGCCTTTGGCATCATGGAATACCAACTTTGTACGCAGAACAGTTATTCGTTTTGAAAAAGGTATCAAAGTAGGTATGTTAGAAGAAGCTCGTGCATCACGCATTCGTGTAAGCACTTCTGCTGAAAAACGTGCTTCTGCCGCTTTGTCCCTTGAAATTCAACGTAACCTCGTTGGTTTCTACGGCTACAACAATGGTCTTAACTTGACTTATGGCTTCTTAAATGATCCATCTTTGCCAGCTTACGGAACATTGCCAGCTACAGGTACAGGTACTCCAGCTACAGTTTGGTCAGGTAAAACTTTCCTCCAAATCATTGCTGATATTCGTATTGCGGCGGCTCAGTTACAAAACCAATCCCAAGACACTATTAACCCTGAAGATATTGAATTGACTTTGGCTCTGCCAACAATTTGCTATCAATACCTCTCGGTGACTTCTGACTTTGGTATCTCGGTGCGTGACTGGTTGAGCAAAACTTATCCAAAACTGCGTGTCATTTCAGCTCCACAGCTCAATGCGGCTAATGGCGGTGCAAACGTATTCTATTTGTACGCTGAGTCTGTTGATGATGGTGGTAGCGATGATTCAAGAGTTTGGGTACAAGTTTGCCCTGCTAAGTTCCAAGCATTAGGTGTTGAGAAACAAGCCAAAGCCTATGTTGAAGATTATGCCAATGCAACTGCTGGTGTAATGCTCAAACGTCCTTATGGTGTTGTTCGCTACACAGGTTGTTAATAAAGTAAGATGAATAGACGGGAGGAAACTCCTGTCTTTCAAAACAAAAAAAGGAATCGTTAAAATGGCTACAAAATCAAACAAATCAAATACTTCATACGTCTTTTCTACCCTTGCAAATGACCAGCTATATCAAAACTGGGAGCAAGGTGGTGGCGATGTTCCAATTAAAGGGCATGGAGTATTCATTAAAGGTGGTACAGGCGTGGCAAATGATCGTCTGATTACTCCAATCGGTGTCGCAACTGAAGTATCAGACTTTGATCTTTCTGAGCTTGAAAAGAATGTCGTATTCGGAAAGCATAGAGATGCTGGATTCATTGTGGTTCGTGCAAAATCGGCTGATGTGGAAAAAGTCGCTTCTGACATGAATTTAAAGGATGAATCAGCTCCTTTGACTGAATCAGACTATTCAGCAGAAGACGCTCCAAAAACTGCGATTGCATAATGACCATAACCCCAAAACCCACTTTCAATGATGTTGCCTTTAGGAATCAGTTTCCTGCTTTTGAAAACACGACTGATTTTCCTCCTGCACAACTTCAAGGTTGGTGGACTATGGGAACGGCTTATCTCAATATTGACAACAATGCTCCTTGGACTCCAGCTCAATTACAGCTTGCCTTAGACTTGATGTGTGCTCATTTAGGGCAATCATTTACTTTAATTAATGCTGGAGTACCTACTGTTTTAGTTCAAGGAACGGCTGAAGGATCAGTTAATGTTTCATTGACACCCCCTCCAGTAGCTTCTTCTTTTGGCTTTTGGCTGGCTACTACCTCTTATGGTCAACAGCTTAGAGTATTGCTTAAAGCGGTTTCTAATGTGGGTTTATATGTTGGTGGATGGGTAGAACGTCAAGGCTTTAGAAAAGCTGGTGGTGTATTTTGAAACAACTAAACCTCGAAAAGATTAAGGCTACTTTTAACAAAGTACCTGATGAATTCGAGGGAATGGTGGCTCAAATTGGCTTTCCTTCAGGCAAAAACTATCCTGATGGCACTCCAGTAGCTTATGTAGCTACGATTCAAGAGTTTGGTGCTCCTGCTGTCAATATTCCTCCTAGACCATTTATTCAGCCTACAGTAAGAGCTAAAAAGAAATATTGGTCAGATATATTGGCGGCTCAAATTCCAAAAGTAGTTCTTGGAAAAATGACTGCTTTTGATGCTTTAGATTTAGTCGGAATGGCGGCTAAAGCTAATATTCAAGAAAAAATCAGCTCAATCTACGAACCACCCAATAGTCCTGCCACAATCAAACGGAAAGGCTCTGCAAAGCCTTTAATTGATACAGGGTATATGCTTGCCAGCGTTAGCAATTCAGTAGCCAAAGAAGGCTCTGATTTCGTGGCTAGAGATTAATTATGAATCTTCGTGGATTAGCCAATAAATACACTCGCTTGACTAATAACAATATTCAAGTGAATTGGGTTCAATCCACAGGATATGTGACGGATGACGCTGGAAAAAGAACTCCTACAACTATTACTTTGACAGTAGAAGCCCAAGTACAGGCTTTATCTACAAGCGACTTACAGCAAGTAGATGGTTTGAATATGACTGGAGTAATGAGAACAGTCTATTTATACGGCAATGCGGCTGGAGTAGTAAGAGTAGATCAAATTGGTGGCGATATATTGCGCTTCCCTGAAGTTCCTAATGGCACAGTTAGAAATTGGTTAATCACCAAAGTTGTAGAAACTTGGTCTGATTGGTGTCATGTAATAGTTACCTTACAACAGGATTGAATATGTCAGTCACTATTGATATTATTGACCAAGACGTATTTAAGGCTTTAGTCGTATTTTTCCGTTCTTTTCTTCCTGCGGAAATAGAAGTAGTGCAAGCTCAAGATAATAGAGTACCTATGCCTAAAGGTGGATTTGTAGCTATGAACAACATTGGGATGGATAGATTGTCATTTAATGTGGATTCTTACGGATACACCTTACAGGACAAATTTATTTTGACTCCTACCAAGTTCGATATGCAATTAGATTTTTATGGTCCGACCTCCCAAGAATGGGCTATGAAAACTGTAGCTTTATGGCGAGATGAATATGCGACAGAGATATTTCCTGCCAATATTCAGCCGTTATATGCAGATGACCCTACTCAGATTCCATTGATTGATGGTGAAGACCAATATGAACAAAGGTGGAGATTAGCAGGAAGTTTACAATACAACCCAATCCTTTCAACTTCTCAACAGTCGATGTTAGCCGTAGATATTGCACTAGCTCCAATCGACCAAACATTTAACCCCTAGGAGATTTTATGAGTACCATTCCTTTTTCAGAAGTAGTATCAGTAGTTCCATCGGTTTTATCGGCTGGTGGACAAGCGGTAGATTTAAACGGCTTAATGCTTACTCAAAACGCTTATGCTCCTAATGGTCAGATTTTGCAATTTTCTGATGCGGCAGGGGTTCAACAGTATTTTGGAGCAAGTTCAGATGAAGCCCAATTAGCTACCATTTATTTCAATGGCTATCAAAATGGTACTCAATTACCCGGCTCTTTGCTAATGGCTCGTTATCCTGAAACAGCGATTTCAGGATTCTTGCGTAGCGGATCATTCGCCTCGATTACTTTGGGCGAGCTTCAATCCTATACTGGTGTTTTGGTTCTGACTGTTGCTGGAGTCGTTAAAACCTCTGCAACAATCAATTTGACTGGTGCTACTAGCTTTAGTAATGCGGCTACTCTTATTCAAGCGGCATTTACAACACCGGGCTTCACAGTAACCTTTGATTCAACTCATAGTGCCTTTGTTTTCACTACGACTGCAACTGGTGTAGTTGAAACAATCACTTATGCCACAACAAGCACTTTCGCTACTGAGATGCTTTTAACTCAAGCTACTGGAGCTGTTCTGTCTCAAGGTGCTGATGCTGGTGTTCCAGCGACATTCATGGCTGGTATTTTGCTTCAGAATCAAAACTGGGCAACTTTCATGACTGTTTGGGAAGCTGTTATTGCAGATAAGAAAGATTTTGCTGATTGGTCAAATTCTGCCGCACCTCGCTGGTTGTATGTATGCCAAGATACTGACATTGAAGTATTGACAGCAAATAATACTTTGACTTTTGGTAACTATTTGCAAACCAATGACCTAGTAGGCACTTGTGCAATTTATGGCGATGCAACATTAGCCGCTTTTGTTTGCGGATTTGCGGCTTCTTTGAACTTCACCCGTACCAATGGTCGTGCAACTCTTTGCTTTAAGTCTCAATCAGGTCTAGTGGCTTCAGTAAGCAATTCTACTGATTACTCTGCTGTATTGAGTAACGGATATAACTGCTACGGAGCTTTCGGTTCTAATAACCCTGCTAACAATGCTAATTGGTTTACACCCGGCTCTGTATCAGGAAATTGGTTATGGGCTGATACTTATTTGAATCAAATTTGGCTCAATGCGAACTTGCAACTTGCGATGGTGAATTTACTTACCCAAGTAAGCGCAGTTCCATACAACGCACAAGGTAATGGTTTGATTTACTCTGCGGCTCTTGATCCAATTAATGCTGGTTTGAACTTTGGTGCGATTCGTAAGGGTATTCAAGTTTCTGCGGCTCAAGCGGCTGAAATTCAATATGCTTTAAATATTGATGCCGCTCCTACGATTGCGGCACAGGGTTTCTACTTACAGATTCTTCCTGCAACTGCTCAAACTCGTGCCGCACGTCAATCTCCTCCAATCAGCCTGTACTATCAGGATGGTGAGGCTGTTCAACAAATCGTTATGGCTTCAATCGCTATTCAATAAGGATAAATTTCATGTCAACAATTACCTCAGCAAATTCAGTCCTAACTTTAGCGGTTAATGGACTTTTCCCTGTACCACAGTTAATTCAAGGCTATGCTGTAGATGATGCCTTTGAAGGTGAAGCAGTCCAACAAGCAGAAATCTTGATGGGTGTAGATGGTGTTTTGTCTGCTGGTAAGGTATTCGTACCTTACAAAATGACTATCCATTTACAAGCAGATAGCCCTTCAGTATTCTTATTTGACACTTTGCGTAATGCTCAAAATGCGGCTGTTGATGTTTACGCATTGAGTGGTTCTATTACATTGCCCGGCACTAGCATGGTATATACTTTAGAAAATGGCTTCTTAACAATGGCGACTCCGTTTCCTGCTGTTAAAAAGACTTTACAGCCTCTTGTTTATGAGATTACTTGGCAACAAATCATTGGTGGTCAAATCTAAAAAT